TATTACAGTCTGAAAGCGTCTTTAGATGATGACTTGAAAGAGGGATTGATCAGCAAAGAAGAGTTCGATGATTTTCGGGAAAGTTACGGAAGAAAATGTGAAGAACTGGAGCAGATGATCGAGAATCAGAAAAAATTGGTAAAGCAAATGTTTGAGGGTGGAGTGTCTGCAACTGTTCAGTTGGAGGACTGGAAGAAATCACTGGAAATCAAAGAACTGGATCGCACATTGCTGGCACTGACCGTAGATAAAATCTATATTTATGAAAACAAACAGATCAAAATTCATATCCGTTATCAGGATATGATTGAGAAAATGAAAGTCATAAGACGGTTTTATGCGGAACACCGGACAGAGTGCAGGAAAGAGGTGGGATAAATGGCAAGGACAGCAAAAAGATATAAGAAAAACACAGAGAAGAAAGTTCTTGGGATTCCGGTATGTATGGCTGCAATTTATGCCAGATTATCCGTAGACAGTGATGAAAAAAAGTCAGAATCTATTGAAACACAGGTTACACTGATAAAAGAGTTCATTCAGAAGCACAATGAAAATCTAGACAGAGAGTATGAAATTGCTGTATATGACATTTATTCTGATCTGGGAAAAAGCGGAACAAATTTTGACAGACCGGGATTTGAACGGATGATGAATGATGTCAGGGCAGGTAAAATAAACTGTATTCTGGTAAAGGATTTCTCACGATTGGGAAGAAATTACATTGAAACTGGTAACTATCTGGAAAAGATTCTACCTTTTATGAAAGTGCGTTTTATTTCTGTATGTGACAACTATGATTCATTTGCACCGGGTGCTAAGAATCAGGAATTATCTATGAATATAAAGAATCTGGTGAATGATGCTTATGCGAAAGATATTTCTGCAAAAGAACGGGCAGCGAAACGTATTGCACAGAAAAATGGTGAGTATGTGGGATCTACAGCTCCATATGGATATTGTGTGGAAAAGATAAATGGAATTTATAAGTTGATGGTGGAACCGGAAGCTGCAAAGATTGTCCGCAGGATTTTTGAAGAATATGCTTCGGGAGATGGTATACAGAGCATTATTGACAGGCTGTTTGAGGATAGGGTACATCGGATTTCAGATTATAACCAATATCACCATGTGTACTGTCAGGACGGAGAGAACCTTCATCAGTGGGGAAATTCTTCGATACGTGCAGTGCTGAACCGGAATAATTATTATGGCGATCTGGTTCAGAGAAAATATGAATCCAGATTTCAAAGAGGTGAAAAATGGTGTGACATATTGGACGAGAGCCAGTGGATTATTACGCCAAATGCCCATGAGCCAATTATTAGCAGAGAATTGTTTGAAAAAGCACAGGTCAGGCTAAAAGCAGCACAACAGAAAGCAACAAAAACTACTGTAGGGTGGGAAGATGATGAAAGAGCCTTTTACAATGTATTCTATTGTGGTGATTGTAAGCGGAAAATGTGTACACGTAGATACAGAGGCAATGTGTATTACTTTTGCAATGCTGCCTGGTATCGGGATGAAAGAAAATGTAGTCACAAATCTATTTCCGAAGAGAAGCTGCAGAAAATTGTCCGTTCGGAGCTGACCAGACAGTTTCAGTTATCTGGATTGCGGAAAAAGGATATGTCTGCTATAAGCAGTGCGGTATTTCTTTCCAAAATCAATGAGATTCAAACTGAGATCAGAAAACTGGATGCAGATATGGAAAGACGTTCAGAAAAACTGGCACAGGCATTTATGAAATATAAAGAGGGTGAACTTTCCAAAGAAGCCTATATAGAAATGAAAGATGACCGTAATAACTGGAAAGAGTTTTGTGAAGAGAGAAAGAAGTCTCTGGAGCAGACCATACGAAAGCTGGAAAAACAGCAGAAAGAAGAAGCCAGATTTTTACGAAGTCTGTTGGAACTGGATGGGACAACCAGAATCAATGCGGAACTTGCAGAGGGCTTGATTGAAAGTATGTATCTGTATGGTGATGGCAGACTGGAAATCAACTTCGGGTTTAAGGGGGCGGTAGAACATGAGTGATCAGAAACTGATTATTGGATATTACCGTCTTTCCATGGAAGATGATTCAGAGGGAGAAAGTAACAGCATTATCAATCAGAGAAAACTGGTAAAAGATTATATTTCCAATATCCCGGAACTGGCTTCTATGCCATTTCAGGAGTTCTACGACGACGGATATTCTGGTTCCAGTATGGAGCGTCCGGCAATTAAGCAGGTTTTGGAACTTGCCAGAGAGAACAAAGTGCAGTGTATTGTGGTAAAAGATTTTTCACGTTTTTCCAGAAACTATATTGAGATGGGAACTTATCTGGAACAGATTTTTCCATTCCTGGGAGTACGATTTATTTCTATCTCAGACCGATATGATTCTAAAGATTATAAAGGAAAGAGTTCCGACATCGAAGTACAGTTTAAAGGACTGATCGCAGATTTTTATGTGAAAGACCAGTCTGTAAAGGTAAAATCGGCAGTCAGTACCAGACGAGGAAAAGGTGAGTATTGCTGTGGATCTGCACCTTATGGGTATCGAATCAATCCAGAAAATAAGAAAGAACTGGTGATTGTAGAGGACGAAGCGGAAGTGATTCGCAGAGTATTTGAACTGACCAATCAGCGATATTCCAAGATGGAGATTTGTAAGTTATTCAATGAAGAGGGTGTATTGACTCCCTTGCAGTCTATGAGCAGACGACAGAAATCAGACAGTAAGAAAGCTTCATCAAGAGGATTGCAGTGGACGAGTGATATGATACGGAAGATTGTGGATGATAAAACTTATATAGGCTGTATGGTCTATGGAAAGACAAAAATTCCAGATCCCGGGACAGGGAAAGAAGTACCGGTGCCGAGAAATCAGTGGAAAGTGATGGAAAATCACCACGAGCCGATCGTATCAAAAGAAATTTTTGAAAAAGCACAGTCCTTGCAGATCAGATACGCCAAGAAAAGCAAATTCGACAGGGAAACAACATTGTTAGGTGGCTATGTGAAATGCGGAAATTGTCGCAGAAGCCTGACTTCAAGCAGTCCGGTTCATGGTCATATCCTTTATAGCTGTGCTTACAGTAAAGGAAAAGAAGATACAGGATGCTTTGCCGGAAAAGCTGATAACAAAATGCTGGAACATATCGTGCTGGCAGAAATTAAGGCATATTTACGTCAGAATATCAGCCAGGAACAGATGCAGCAATCTATGAGAAAACAGCATACGGACAGCATAGAAGCCTATGAGCTGGAAAGTACGGACTGTGAAAAACGTCAGGAGCAGATAAAGCTTCAGAACCGTCAGAACTATGAGAAATATCACGAAGGACAGATGAATCAGAAACAGTTCATGGAAGAAAAGATGCAGTTGGAAGAAGAAAGAGAACGACTGCAGAAACGTGTACAGGAACTGGATGAGTTGATAAACAATGAGAAAGAAATCCTGATGAAAAAGAATGTTCCGGTGGAGCAGATGTTGATGTATTTAGGATATGAAAAGCTGACACGAGAGATGCTGGAAGAATATGTGCAGGGAATATATGTGTATGATGATGGGAGAGTGGAGGTGGAGTGGAAATCACTGACTTGATTTGTAGCAATAATGTAACGTCCACTACTACTGAACTTGTAGCAATGACGTTACATCCTCCCTGCTGATTTTGTGACAACAATATAACGTCCTCTGTTCCAAAACAACGGTTTTATGGGAAAAATCGAGGGAAAAAAGGTCAAAAAGTTTGTAGCAATGACTTGACATCCTCGGGTGTGCTGTGTGTCCGGGATAGTCTGCCGGGGTGAAATGATTTTAGAAATATATAATGCGGAATCATGAAGTGAGTATAATATGTATTGCGATAAGCATGAAAAATAGTTATAGTTAAAGGTAAAAGACGTGAATGGAGAGGAGCGGTAAAATGACGATAGAAGAAGTATTGGCAGTCGAAGAAATGCAGGTATTTGACAGGAAAAGTGTCAATATTGCTCCCAAAGTATTGGCAATACCAATTATTGCATTTGCAAATGCTGATGGTGGCACAGTTGCCATTGGAATATCTGACAAGACACGCAGGATAGAAGGTGTCGATTATGACATCCAAAAGTTGAATGAACTTCTTCGGGTACCGTTTGATTTTTGTGTTCCGACTGTGAAAGTAGAAATAGAAAAAGTCCAGTGTATTGATTTTAAAGGAAGAGAGAATCATGTTCTTCTTATGCATATTGAACCAAGTATGGAAGTACATGCGAATCAGGCAGATGAAGTGTTTATGCGTGTTGGAGATAAATCAAAAAAGCTCGCTTTTGAAGAACGAATGCAGTTGATGTATGATAAAGGAGAACGATTTTTTGAAGATAAACCGGTTCCGGAAACTGATATAGAGGATATTGATTTAGCTTTTGTAGAAAAATATATTGCTCAAATCGGCTATTCCAAGACAGCAATGGAATATTTGAGGGAAAATAAAGGATTTATAAAAGAAAAAAATGGGAAAGTGCAGATAAGTTCTGCGGCAATATTGTTATTCGGTAAAAATCCGCAGTTATATTTCCCAAGAGCACGTGTACGTTTTATTCGTTATGAAGGGACAGAAGAACGTGTCGGAACACAGATGAATGTTATCAAGGATGTCATTTTTGAAGGAAATATACTGAAGATGATAACAGATGCAGTTGCATACCTAGATACACAAATTAAGGAAAAAACTTATCTGGGCGAGGATGGGTTATTTGTAACAGAAGAAGAATATCCGAAGTTTGTCCGACAGGAAATTATTGTAAATGCTGTTACACATCGAGATTACAGTATTAGAGGAACTGATATTCAGATAAAAATGTTTGATGATAGGATTGTTGTGGAAAGTCCGGGAAAGTTACCGGGACTTGTGAAAACAGACAATATCCGACATACACATTTTTCTAGGTGGTCCTATGTCAAGAAAAAGTACAAATTAAATGCAACCAATTTCCCCTTTTTATGTAATTGTTAACTTGCTAATTT